TAATTTCATTTTGTAAATCACCTAACGAAATAGCCATGTCTTCGCCTTGTAAAACTTTTATTGCTTTTTGAAATCTGGTAGCGTTATTTGCTAATTCATTTTTACTGATAAGTTTATCATCACCTGCTATATCGCTAATAATTTTTAATGATCTAAATCCTTCAGGTGATAATACTGGTTTAGGAGGAGCTACTTGTTCTTCTTCCTCAGGAAACAGATATTTCATTAATCTAGTATTACCGAATCTATCTTTCAAAAATGCTTTGATTTTATCAAGGGTCGGTAACCACTCGCCAAACCAGTCCATAAACTTTGTTAACCATCCTGTAACTTTATCATAAACACTGCCTACATTATTCGTAACATACAATCGGATATCTTCAAGCGACGGAATCCACTCCCTTAAATACGCCAAAGTATCTTCAAAAAACTTAAGTGATTCTGTTTTTATGTGCGTCCATGAATTTGAAAGTGATGTACTAATATCTCCCCACGTAGACATAATAAATTCTTCTGCTATTTCCAAAGCTTTGAAGAATTTTTGTTTTACGTAACTAGCAAATTCAATAACCTTATCTCTTAAAAAACTAGGAAGAGAACCTGACAATGTTAGTTCTATTAGAAACAAAGCGCCGTCGATTGCTTTAGCTCCAACATCCAAAGCCGCTAATAAACCGCCTTGCATTACATCTTTAAAACTTTGCCACCACTCAGTGATTTTTTCTATTCCGGATTGTACGCCTTCTGAATTAAAAAGATCAGATACTAAAGTTTTAATATTATCAAATCGTTCAGTGACACTTGCCCAAGTTGTTTTGATACTATCCATCGTAGATTTAAAATTTTCATTATCTCCGATATCTTTAAATACGCTATATAGCAAAGCTATGACTGCACCTATCGGTCCACCTCTTACGACTAATTTTAATAGTGGCCTTAAGAAACCCAATAACTTAGTGAAGGGCGACATAAGCATACTAATAAGAGCACCGAGTGGAGAAAGTAACTTACCAAATGTTCCGAATATTTTACCAAGAAATCCTCCTCCGCTAGCTTTTTCAGTTGAAGTTCCTTCAGGAGCTTTTACTGGAGATAATGGACTTCTACCAAAAAGACGACCTAGCAAACCCTTTCTACGAGTTTCACTTTCATCACCAGCTGCTTCTTTGTCTCTATCAAAAAAATTACTGAACGATTTGTTGATCGCAATAAGATTTTCAGAAGTAGTTTTTTGTTCTTCACCGAGATAAGATAAGCTATTGCTTATATCAGCAAGAGTAGTTCTCGTGTTTTCAGCCATTCATATTCTGCCTTTGTGCTTCTTCTTTTTGGTCTCTTAATTGATCCATTAGCATTTGTAAGTATATTTCTCTTTCCCACGGCATCATATTATTTACATCACTTAAAGAATATTGGTGATTCTGCATCAGCTGAAAGTTAACTTGATAGTGATTAACTAAGCTATCATGAGAAAGAGATACTAAAAAAAATCATTAAGCCCCTGTAGTTTTAATTCGTTGTTGTGTTGGCAATTACTGCATGTAAAATTAACATCATGCTTTAGAGCAGGCATGCCATCGATAAATTCTTTTATTTGGCCGAATTGATTATTGTTCAATGATTCAACGAATCTCATCTGTTCGGCTTCAACTTCTTCTGCAAATAATATTCTCTCATCGTTTGTTTCTACTGCCTTAATGCATTTAGTTAGAAGTTTAAATGTCTGTTCAGTAGTAGAAGTACTATCTACAATTTCCTTATCAAGTATATCACTAAATACTGGCCAAGCTAACTCAATAGCAATTTCATCTGTAATATTAATACGTTTTTCAACATTTGGTATGTCAATATTAATATCACTTAATTTAATACTAATATCGTTTGGCGTGTCACAAGATTCACATTTTAATTTTAAATCTACGCTTTCACCAACTGATTTTGATCTAATTTGCAAAAACATATATTCGATATCAAAAGTAGTAAGAGATCTTCTATTGATAGGTTCTTCTACGCATGATATAATTGTATCGGCAATAGTATTTAAAATGTGTGCCTGATCTTCACTTTCCATTGCAAGCATTAAAACTTTTTCTTCTTTCACCAAATACGGTCTGTATCTTACATTTTGTTGTGACGAAGGGATAACTAATTCATACTTTGGTGAGTCATTCAATTTGGGTAGTGCCATTTCAATTCATCCTTAAATTCTTTTCCAATTTTTATAAGAAAGTTGTACATTTAATTCAATAATACCATCAAGCTCGTTATTAAACGTGATAGCGCTCATAGTAGTCGGGTATGCATATTGTAATTCTAAACTATATACCTTTCGGTTTTGAGGTGCTGGTAAAAAACCAAGACCAGGAATATTAATTTGCTTTCGAATAAATTCTGGCAATATATTTCTAGGATTTCCTGATTTTTCTAACTGATGTATTTTAACAGATTTTGCATAACCATTAGTACCATGCGAATAACCTATCTCATTTGTTTCTTGATTAAAAGCAGTGTTTTGCCAAGCTTCAAAATATGTTCTAACACCATAATCATTCAGACATAGAAAAGTGCAAGATATATCTGTTACTGCATATCCAAAAGCTACTCTTTCTAAATGAGAACCAATCAATCTTTCGTTACTTAAAATCTGTCTACCAGGTAGAACTATGTCTCTGCATAGGACATTAAGTTCTCTACCATCCAGATTAGCTCCATCAATACGAGGCAGTTCTACAGAGAAGAGATTTGCACGAGCTAAACCTCTCTTTTGATTCACTTTAGCTTTTAAATCTTCAATAGCTGCCATTAGATTACCTTCCTAGAATCTTTATATACTTGAGCTTTCGATCCCTTTTGGAAATCAGCTGTTGGTAAAAATGTAGCGATTTCCCACTCAGGTGCAGGTACGAGTGCGAGACGGCTTCTTATATTAGAAGTCAGATAATGTTTTACGCATGGCTTATAATATTTAAATTTAGCAGCGGCTTTCATCATTCTATAGCTAACCATAAATCTCGTATCGTCGGTGTACATTTTATTGTTAGCAGTATCTATCAACGCATCTAAAAATTTAGCTCTTAAAACTGGTGGAATGTAGTGTAGGTTCATTCCTAAAAAACCACCTTCGGCTTTGTCTAATACGATTACCAAAGGAAAGCTGTCATAGTATGGCAAAGTTTCTTTATGCTTAGGATCATAGAAGAACATATACATTGAACCAATCACTTGACGATTCTTTAATTGAATAGGCTCTTCTTTCATCAGAGCATTTCTATTGACTCGACCAAGTTGTCCAGCTTTACGACGAAACCAGTTCCTAGATTCTGTGGTTCTAGGAGTGATACCTTTACGAAATGCTTCCATTTCGAGTTTTTGAAATAAGTTTGACATAAATCTATTTATTCTTTTTTCTCAGAGGTTTTAACGGTTTTATTGTTTTCTTAGGATTCGGTAATATGCCCATTTTTTTAAGTGTGTTCTCGGTCCATATCTGGAACTCGTAGTTGTTATCCTTGGCATATTTTTGAGCAGCTGCCCATTTATTCATATTCTTAACGTATGTCAAACCTTCGTTAATATATCGTTTTGTTTTTCTGCCATTGAATTTTGGAGGAGATGTTTCTTTATCTGGCTTAATTTCAACAAGAATAGTTTTACCATTCTTAAACGTAATCTTAAGATCCATGAAGTATCTATGGTATTTTTTATCTACATCATAAAAGTACGGAATAACGGTTTCTTCACTTGACCAATGCTTTACATTAGGATTTTCATCACACCAGCGAAACGAATGTTTCTCCCATAACGATCTAAATATTACACTATCGGCATCACCTCTATATTTAGATCTATTTTTAACCCTATAATGTCCAGAATATGCCATCATTTTCCATATAAATAGTTTTAACTTTTTGGTATTTATTAAGGATATAAGAATGTCAGGACCGTCTACTCGGCCAAAGGTCAGACCAACAGATAGGATCAGTCTAAAATTTCCATTAGAAGATGAAAATCTCTATAAAGGCCGGATCATATTTAAAGCCTATAAAGAAGATTATAAGACTCTTGTAAAAACTGGATTTGATTTAGTTGATGGTTCGACAATAGAAGATCCTAATAGAATACCGGAAACAAATCGCGAATTCGCTGTTGCCGTCGCAGAAGCCAATAAGCAGAGAATGGACGAACTTTACAGATCTTCGGCCGATAATGATACACGTAAATCTCTCCCCAGAGAAATAGGAAATAACAGTACATGTACTTTATTTTTACCTGGTGCTCTGCAGTTTCAAGATAGAATAGAATATACTAATGTCGATCTTAATATTATTGGTGCTGCCGCAGCCCGAGCAATTACGGCTGGTGGATCAGGAAAAGAGATATTAAAAAAATCACTCGGAGAAGCATTACCTAATTTTGAATCTTTACAATCAGCTTTTAGAACAGGATTAAAATCAGAAGCTGCTCAGGTTGCTGCATTAAGAGTTTCAAATAAGCTTAGTCCGGAATTGACAGGTGCACTTGAAACTTCTACCGGAGTTACTTTAAATCCTAACAGAAGACAAACTCTAAAAGGCGTAGGTATTCGTCAGTTTGTATTTACATTTAAACTTATTCCTACTACTCAACAAGAAGCAAATGAGATAACTCGGATTATTAAATTCTTTAGATCTGAAATGTATCCAGACACTTCAAGCGAAGGGCTAGAAGCAGCATTAAAATTTCCAAGTAAATTTAAAATTAGAATGATGTATGGTAAAAAACAAGTTACTACTGGAATCTTACCTTGCTTTTTAGAAAACGTAAACGTTGTTTACAATCCCACTAATTCAGGATTTCATAGTGACGGTGAAGGCGGCGGAGATTTTCAAGAAACAGATATATCATTATCTTTCATCGAAGAAAGAGCTTTGACTAAACGCGATATCGTATTCGAAGGGTATTAACTATGAGTTATTTTAGAAACTTTCCGCTTGTAGATTACAATTTTGGTAATGAAATATCACCGGCTTTATTTCAGAATTTAACTACATATGTAGATTTAGTCGATAGAGTCTCAGACGATATTAGTCTTTATGAAACATACACTATTATGGACGGTGAAAGACCAGATTCTTTATCATACAAATTGTATGGCTCGACAGATTACTATTGGACATTTTACTTCTTAAACGAAAGCTTGAGAAGACAAGGCTGGCCTATTGGACAACAAGAAGTATATACGCTTGGCGCAAAATACTATCCGAATACTGTTGTTTCGACAAAGGATGCTCTTACTGAGATTGACAATGATAGTTTTAATAAATTTTATTTGAATGATATTGTTGCAACAAGAGATACTGGATCTCCTGGTGCTAATCCTTCTTTTGCTAATCCAGGATTTAAAGGTAGATTGCTAGAAAAGAATTTAGATTTGGGGCAACTTACAATTGAGCCTATTATCGAAATCAGAAGTATTTCAGTTACAAATGGTGGATCAGGATATACTACTACTCCTACCATAACTATTTCTGGAGGAGATGGTAGTGGTGCTACCGTTCAAGCCGTTACTCTATCATCAGGTGTTATTACAAATATTTTGTTGAACAATAAAGGAAGTGGTTATACAGCGGCTCCAACAATAACAATATCAGATCCCGATACGGCAGGCGGTACAACAGCTACTGCTACTGCAACTCTATCGACAAATACTTTACCAGCTGGCACTACTCTTTATAGTTTTATTGGTGTAGAAGATACTGATTTGTGGGGAACAAGCAATAAGTTAAAATCAGTGAATGCGGATTCTGTTGCTACTCAATTAAATGCTGTTCATCACTACGAAGATGCAGATGGGAATTGGGTAGATTTACCAGTATATGGTTCAGGTTTCGGAGTTGATATAACTGCTGTTGGAACTTCAGGCAAAACACCTGTTACCTATCTTGAAAGACTAAGATCAGAAAATGATGCTTTAGCCCAGATAAAAGTGTTTAAACGTTCTATGGTAGATAGAATTAGTACAGAATTTCAAAAACAATTGAGAGTATAATGGCGCAAGCAGTACATTCAGCCGAAAAAGTTGATATCATTAGTATTGAACTAAATTCAGATAGATTCAATAAACCTCTTCGTTTGCTTGGAACAGAAAAGGGTGCTGCATCAATCGTAGCTGAAATTAATGTATATGAATCTATTACTACACCATATTTAACTGGTGATATGGTTTTAGTTGATGATCATGATATTTATAGATTGGCTGATATACAAGGTACTGAGCGAGTAAAAATAGAATTTGCTTTAGCTACTAAAGAAAGCCAGGTTATAGAATTAAATTTTGTTATATTAGATATTCAAGAATCTGTAAAAAGTAATGAAACCACTAGTGCCACGGTTGTAACTCTTATTGAAGATATAGGTTATTATAATGAAATACAAAAAATAAGTAAATCTTATCAAGGTACAGGTGAAGTAATTATCCAAAATATATTAAAAGATAATTTAAATAGAAATCTAGTCAACCGTTCTTTTGCAAATTCACATCAAAAACCGTTTCGATACATTGCACCTTTTATATCACCTCTTGATGCGGCTAAACAAGTATTAACAAATATGACTACCAAAGCCGGGATGCCGTATTTTTTATACTCGTCTATTTTCGAAAAAGAATATAATTTAAAAGATCTTGAGACAATAATAAGCAATAAAATACCAGCTTTTAATGAAGGTAAGCCTTTTAGATTTTCTCACGATACTTCTAAAACAAGTGACCTTGAAACACAAGCTTTATCAATTAGATCTTTGACAAACCGGAACTTAGAAAATACTTTAAAGCTCGCACAAAAAGGAGCTGTAGGTTCTGATTATAATCACATAAATTTAACAACAGGCAAAATTTATCCGACACATCTTAATTTTGAAGAGAGAATTAATGTTCTTATATCGAATGAAATTATTGACCCCAATTTTAAATCGATATTAATTGATGGTTCTTTTATAGTTGATCCTGAAAAAATAGATCAAAGAAGACTTGTAGACTTTAATTCAAATAATAAAATAAGTTTAGGAACACACACTTATCCTAATAGCGAATATAATGCATTTAAACAACCTGAATTTGATCAGTTTACTGCATTATTGGAAACTAGAAAAAGTATATTAGATACACTAATGAAAAATATATACGAAATATATATTCCTGGTTTATTATTCTCTGCTAAAAATAGTAAAACCTCTGTTGGAAATAAAATCGAAATAGAAATTTTAACAAATGACGACCAAGCAAAAATAGACGATAAAAGATCAGGTGATTTTATTATTTTAACAAAGCGACATATATTTAACGTACCTGATGGTTTACATAATGTTTCAATGGGTATTAGTAGACTTACTAATCGAAAGGCTAGTAGATGAGTTTTTATGGAGATGAAACAAGATGGTTCGTTGGAACTGTTAAAAAGCATGATCCTGAATCTATTGGAAGATTACAGGTTAGAATACATGGCATTCACGGCCCAGATGTTCCGGATGATGATTTGCCTTATGCTCAAGTTTTGATTCCTACAACCGAAGGCGGAGCTTCAGGTCTTGGTAAGATTACACAATTAAAGCCAACTGCTTCAGTGTTTGGTATCTTTCTTGATGGCAAAGAATCTCAGCATCCACTTATATTAGGAAGTTTAAATAAAACAGAATCTCCTTCTACGACTCAAGCAAGTAATGCTGTCGCAAGAGATCAAGCCTATTATGATGCCGATAATATTACATTTGATGCGGTTTATATTCCACCAAAATTGAAAGAAGCATATAGCAAAAATCCTTCTGTACCACAGAAGCGCAATATTATAATGCAGTTTCTTATTACAAATCAATTTAGCGAAGAAGTGGCTGCAGGTATTATAGGTAATCTTGAAAGAGAAAACTCAGATTTAGATCCAGCATATGTTAATTCAAATGTAAATTCGGTTGGTTTAGCACAGTGGAATAGTAGCGAAGCAAAAGGAAGAAGACTGAATAAACTGCAGATGTATTCTGCACTAAATAATTTATCATACGAAGATTTCTTTGCACAATTAAGTTTTATAATTCATGAATTAAGAGGAACTGCTAATTCTAGAACAAACGGCGGTGCATACAATACAACCTATAATAAATTATTAGCATGTGATAACTACGAAGGTGGCCAAGACGACTTCAATTCTACTTGGATTTTTATGAATGAATATTTAAAAGTAATTGAAAATAAAGATATTGAAATTGTTGAAAGAGAAAAGAACGCTCGTCTTATATTCTCTCAATGGAAAAATTCAATACAAAATTATAGTGGAAATCAACAATGACAAAGACAAGTCAAGTCGAAACACTTTTAAGTGAAATAAGTAGAAGCATTATTTCTAGTACATTGGGCGATGAAATAAGTAATCTTACTAGACAAAATTCCATTGCAAATTCTTCAAAACTTGGTGTAAACGTAGGCCAAGAAGTTTCTGGATTTTCTTCTCTCATTGCTGCTATTGATGATGTTATTCCAGGTGTCACTGGTTCTGAACCTATTCAAACCTCAAATACACTTTCTGTAGCACAGTTATTAAGATCAGGCTCAGGCTTGAATGAATTAAAAAAACAAGTAACTACTGATAAAGCTGATATCGATGCGATTACAGGAAGTACTGCTTCAACACAACCGGCATTTAGAGACGTAGTTATTTCTGCTCCATTCCCAGAAGCGATGGCTAATGCTTTAAAGGTTGCAGTTCCAACAGCTGCGGCTGCTACGATATTAAGTGCGGTAAATAAAAATGTATCTACTAATATTCCTCTTGGTATAGCTACATTAGTAAGCTTAAGTTCCATAGATGAAGCTGAAGATCCTGATTATGTTTCTTCTTTAAGTTTTAATCCTGATGATTTATTAAGAAGTATTATTGGTTCAGCAATTGGAAGTTCAACTACAATGGGAAGCTTACTATCTTCTGTAGCTATTTCTAATATTGGTGCAACAAATGCAGCATTGAATCTTATCGCAAATGGATTTAAATCTGTTATAGAAAATGCAGTTGAGCAACAGTTGAAACCTTCTGAGGGCTCTATTCAGAAACTTGCACAAATTGGTGGACAAGTTCAAACTGTTAAAAAAGAAGATCTCGTAAAAATTAATACATTTTTAAGTAACAATAATATAGTAGCTGCTCGTAAAATAGTTAGAAAATATTCTGATTTATCTGATGTTCTAATTGAAGAAGAACTAAGAAAAATTAATAATCGAGCTACTAATAATTTGCAAGAACCAGTAGTCACTACACCAATTGAAGTAAAGAATAATACTACTGATTGGAGTGAAACTAATACTTCACCGACTTTAATAGGAACTGTATTCAATAGAACTTCTTCTATGGAAGAACGCCAAACTATTATTTCGAATATGAATAGAGAATCGACAGAGATTATTATAACCGCAACTGATACTCAGCCTTTTGATTCGCCTTTACCCCATCATAAACAATTTGTGGCTGAATATGGCTATGGTATTCCTTATCATTTTCTAATTACGAGACGATCTATTTGGACATGTAGGCCGTTAGACGTGAAACCCAGAACAGTAATTGATTCTGATTTAGCTACTCAACATTATACAAATAGTATTCTAATAGCTTTAGAAGGTGGAGTTGGTATTGGTACTGCTTTCTATACAAATAAACAACTTGAGATACTATATAATTTTTTAATTGATATTTTACTAATAAGACCAGGTCTACAGATATTTGGTGTTAATGATATTACAGATTCATTAGGCCGTCCTTATTTTGACGTAGTAAATGCGGTGGATGGAGCTTTGAAAAAGCTTTACAATGGAAATATAAAAAATTATAATCCCTTAAAAGAACCGCCTTTATCTCAAAACGAATTAGTTTCAAGAAGATCTGAAGGAAATTAATATGATTGATGTTTTAAAAAATAAACCAAGTGAAAATACTACACCAGGAAATCATGAAGATAAAGATGGTGTTTTTCCTATTACCGGTTCAGATCATAGCATAAATCTTGAAGCAAGAGGAGGCGGAGAACAATTTAAACTTTTTGTTCCGACTTCTGCAGAAGATTTGCCTATTAATATTTCTAAACCAAATCCATCCACATATCCCAATAATCAAATATCGAAGTCTGAATCTGGTCACGTCATCGAAGTAAACGATACGGCCGAAGGTCAACGAATCTTGATTATGCACAATAATGGAGGTGGGATAGAATTAAGAGCAGATGGTTCTGTGCTTGTATCGGCAATAGAACAGAAAGTTGAATTAATTGGTGCAGAACATCACGTAGTCGTAGAAAACGATGGCACTATGATATACAAAGGCAACTTAGATCTTAAAGTTGCTGGTGATTTGAATATTGATTGTTTGAATTATAATCTAAATGTAAGAGGTAATAAGACCGAAACTATTACTGGTTCTTCAAGAACTGAGATTGGCGAATCAAAGGGTGAAAATATTAGTGGATCTATGTCTACTATTGTCGGAGAGCAAGTCACCGATACTTTCTTAGGCGGGCATTCTCATAATATCAAAGGCACTCATTCGATGAATATTGAAGGAGCTGCTAATTATTTCTCTAGCGGTGTGATGCATATGACATCAGATACAAGAATGGCTATATCAACTCCTGATATGAATTTGTTTGCAACCTCTCTTGCAGTAACAGGTGAACAAGGTGTTATTGGTAGTACAGGAATATCATTTAGTGGTAATGGTGCTGTATTCGAATCAGGCATAACTGCACCAACATTTCATGGTGATCTAGATGGTAATGCTGCTAATACGTATGCTCAGTCATATGCTTCGACTGCTACATCCGGAGGAGGTTCTATTACGAATACTGCAACACCTACTTTTGCAAAACCGACTGCTTCTATTATATCGAACTATTTAGAAAATTCAGTATATGCTGTTAAGAAAGTAAAGATTGACGTAGGCAACTTTATTAAAAACTTTATGAATCGTTCTGTTGATTATGGCGGAGCATCTAAAACAAAAATAGACGTAAACAAAGCAAGATCTAAATTAAGAGATCCTGCAAATAGAAATAATTTTAAATTAATTAGCAAGCTCATTGAAGAAAATGTTATTGATCCATTATGGAATAGTCCTACGCCAATTAAAATAGGTCGTATGGTCAAATCAGATCCAACACCTCAAATATCTTTTGGTAACGATGTAACGAATCCGGCCGCAGTATATGTTCCTACTTCTATACAAGCAAAAATATATCCTGGTGATAAATTCAATCCTTATAAAATGAAAGACATTACATCCAAAACGCTTATTGGTCCAGGCATTTCTATAGGCAAGTTTCTTGGATCAGATGATCCGACCAATTTAAACTTTATCAGAGATATTTCAGTTAAAAAAGAAATAGCTAAATATCTTGGTATTCATGCCTTGATTATAAAAAATATTAATACAAATAATAATAAGTTTAAAAATGTAAGTGTAAAAATATCCGAAAGCATTTATAGACCAGGTCCTGGAGAAATCATTACACCAAATAGTATCAATGATTTAAAACTTAAAGGACGGGCAGTAGTATACGATATAGTCGGTAATACAGGTAAAAGTAATTTAAATTCTTTATTTGAACTTGTTGTATGGTGGAAAGATATTATTAACTATGAAAAACTTATTCTAGATTATGATACAATCGAAGGAGATTTGAAAGGAAGAATTATCGTTATATTGCCGGAAATTGATAATAATTATGAAGGAGAGTTCAATAGAGATATTGAAACTCATTTTAACAGTAATGTTTTTTCGACCGGCGAATTTGTAGAAATACTTGAAGTTGAACCTAAAGCAGACGATTTATTAGGTGATCCAGATTATGAAACTCCATTAGTACCAAATAATGGAAAAGTTAAATTCTTAAATCCGAATCCTGCAAATTTACCAAGACAAAATATCATTGATGCTCTCGAAGTTGCTGTTACTACTTTGGGAGAAGGATATAGTATAGTAGTAACAAAGAATGGTGGAAGATCACCAAGACCTGGTACTATCAACCATCCGCAAGGTCATGCTGCAGATTTCGGGATTTATTTTAAAGGCAAAAAATTACTTCCAAATGAAAATCGAAGAATTTATAATAGTCTTATTGAAACTCTTGTAAAAAACGCTAATAATAGGGGCATAAGACCTGGTATTGGTGGATATAACAGCTTTATACATTATGACGAAAGCCCATGGAGACAGGGAAAACCGGGCCGTGCAGGAGTATGGGGTACTGTAACACTCAATGGCTGGATTTAACGTAAAAATTTGATATAAATAAAACAAAAAGATAGAGCAATGGCTACAACTAAAGTATTTTCAACGCAAGATGGAACGGTTTCTGAGATCACGAGTATTGTATCTCGTAAGGTAGAATACCGTGATATCGATTTATCTTTTGCTAAAAAAACGAATGGTGAATTGTTTATTAAAAAAGATGCCGCAGCTGTTATTCAGGCCGTAAAGAATCTTATACAAACAAATCATTTTGAAAAACCATTTGAACCATTTTATGGTGGCAATGTTAGAGCACTATTGTTTGAATTAGCAGATGATGATGTCGAGATTGAAATAGAAGAAGCTATTGCTCAAACAATAAATGAATACGAACCAAGAGCTAAAGTCTTAAATATCTTTGTTAATTCGAATCCAGATATGAACGACATAAGAGTTACTTTAGAATTTCAGATATTAAATACCGAAGAAGTTGTAGAATTTACAACTGCATTATCGAGGCTAAGATAAAATGGCAACTACTATAAAATCATCGGCACTAGATTTTAATAATATTAAGAGTAATCTTAAGACGTATCTAGCGAATAAAGAAGAATTTAAAGATTATAATTTTGAAGCGTCAGGCCTTTCAAACATTCTTGATGTGTTAGCTTATAATACACATCTGAATGCATTGACCGCTAACTTTGCTTTAAATGAATCTTATTTAAGTACTGCTCAATTAAGAAGTTCTATGGTTTCTCTTGCAGAAGGTATCGGTTATGTGCCTGATACACGGACATCAGCGCAGGCTCTTGTAAGATTATTCTTTAATACGTCAACAACGCCAAGAGATACAAAGATAACATTGCCTGCTTATACTTCGTTTACCACTTCTGTTGATGACGTAAACTATACATTTTCTACTATTTCTGATTTTATTGCAGATGATAACGG